TTCATTGCTCCAGCAATTGTCTTTTCTAATATTGAACTTTCAGGATTATCAAATATCTCTTTAAGTTGGTCAATATTCATAGCAAGCATTTTACGAATTGTTATTCCAATCTCGGTCATATTATAACCTGATTCTTTTAACAAGGTAACGTATTTCTTTGGTCGACCATTTGGATTGCCTGATTGACCTTTCTTAAAACTTACTAAATTTTGTTCGTTTGCCATATTATTTATATTCAAATGATACAACTAATCTATTTTTTGCATCTGTTTCTTTCATCTTTTCTAAATTTTGACCTCCTCCTCTACCAAATCTATTACATTTCCAATTAATATTTTTTTTCAAAGCAAAAATTAAACTTGGTGTTGAAGTAACAATAGTAAATCTCCATTTTTCTTGTTTATATATTTTTGCTACTTCATTTAAAAATTTAATACCAAATCCTAAACCCTGATAATCAGGTAAAATAACTAATCTATGAACTTTTTTTATAGTTTTATCTATATTAGGTAAATGTAAAACGGATAAAAATCCAGCAATTTCATTATTAATTAAAGCAATAAATACATTTGCAGCATTATTATGAGTATGACTTAAATAATGGTGTTTAGCAAACATTTTCCAGATTGTCTTATCTCCATATTTGAATATTTCAAATTTAATTTCTGGTCTATTTTTTTTTTGCCCTTCAAGTGATTGAAAGGTCATCGTATCAGTATTAAATATCCAATCGGGCATTAGCCAATCCTGAACATCAAAATGACAAGTTACTGCTATAAATTGTTTATCACTTTTTCTAATTGCTTTTTGCATTGCAAAACTACCAATTTGAGCAACTTGTCTATCTACAACCGAAGTAAATTCATCAAATACAAACAATTTATTTTCTTCTAATATTGCTCTTGCTAAATCAACTCTCATTTTTTGTCCATTAGATAAAACTGAATAAGGTTTTAACCAAGATGGAGGAGAAGAAAAACCAACTGAATTAAATGTAGATGTGATTTGTTCTAATGAACATTCTTTTGGCATATCATCTAATATTGTTTCAGCGTTATATTCAAAATTAGTAACGTATGCTTCCGGGAATAATTGTTTTGCTATTGTTGTTTTACCAGTACCTGATTTACCAACTATTAATCCAATTTTCCAATCGAAATCAATATTTAATTCTCCCTTAAAATTTTCAATAACATTTTCAGATTGCAAATCAAATTTTCCAATTATCGAAGCAACTCTAAAAGTTTTTTTTGGATTAACCTGTTTTATAATGTCAAAAGTCTGCATTCGTATCCTTGTTCTATTAAATTATTATATGTCTTTTCTTGTGATTCTTCATCAATACAAATTACTTCAATTCTAAATTGAGATTGTATTTTATCTGATAAATCTTTTTCATCAGCAGTTCCTAAATCATCAACATCAAATACGGGTACATCTAAACCCCACTCAACTAATTCTTCAGCATCCCATTCGTTAGCGAGCATATCCCAATCCCATTCTCCATATCCAACATTATCTTTAATAATAAATGCCTTTTGTTGGTCTTCGTTTAAGTCACTTGCTTTTATTATTGGTACTTCTTTTAATCCAGCTTCTTTGCAAGCCTTTAATCGCATATTACCACCAAGCACTATCATATCATCATTCACGACAATAGGTCTTAAAGATAACATCTGAGGAAATTCCTTAATCGATGCGACTAACTTTTTAAATTTGTCATCCTTGATAATTCTTGGATTGTTTGGATTCGACTTTATGTCGGTCAGTTTGGTTGTTGTGATAATCATTTTTTAAATAGTAATGACCACTCGGTCGGTAAAGTTAATTTATTTTCTAATGTAAATCCGAATTGAGCAAAGAACTCAATCCATTTTTCTTCGGATTTTATATTTATGTGACCCCAAGCCTCATCTTGCTCAGGAGTTGTAAAATAAGGAGTTGAAGAAAATAAGAAATATTGACAATTAATATTGTTCATGTAATCATTTATTTGCTCATCGGTTAAATGCTCCATTACTTCAATGCTAACAACCATTTGACAATGGTCGGGATAGTCGGTAATCTCTTGTAATATAACTCCTCTTTTATAAGCAAATTCTTGATGATATTTATTAGGCTCAATGCCATAATAATTAACTCCTTTCTTTTGCAAGCATTCTCCAAGCGTACCCATGCCAGCACCTATCTCGATTATGTCTTTAGCATATTCGATAATTATGTCAGCCGTTGCATCCATCAAATTATAATAATCAGGATTTTCAGGAGTTATTCCATTTTGTACTTCAATATCAAAAAATTCTTTGTCGCTTACACGGCTCATATTATTGTTTCTTTTGGTAAAAATTGATTGCAATTTGTATGCCCTTCAGCTTGGCTCATTCTATAATCTCTACCAATTCCTTGAGCAACTGCCATAAAACTTGATTGATTGCCACTAACATATTTTGCACCTAATTGTAATTGAGCCAATTCTAAATAATCCTTTATTTCGTATCTCTCAATTAAATGTTTATACGGCTCATATTCAGATTCTAAACCAATGAAATAAACATTATCTGAATTGCCTTTTAAAAAATTAATTTCTTTAATCCAATCCGTAGTTAAAGATATATATCTTGGAGTTATATTAATAAAACTATTATTTGATTTTATTGGCTCAACTTTTAACCATCCTTGTTTCCAAGTTTCATCTATAATCTGAAAACTTTGCAAATGCAATTGTACTAAATGAGTTAAATGTAAATCTATATTTGAACGGAATAAATCTAAATTATATATTGTACCAGTCAATTCTCTGCCTTTTTTAACTTCGTGAATATATTCCTGAGATTCTAATAATGGTAAAATCGTGTCATATAAATGGTCGGGTAATTGTACATTAAAAATACCTCCGCCTAATGCCTTAATAGTAGGCAAAGAATAAATTACATCTCCAGTTGCGCCACTATGATAAAAATTATTCATTTTTATTTTTAATTATGATTCTAATAACTTAGTATAAATAGCTAAACGCACTTCATTAATTTTAAATAGGTCATAATGCTCTCGGACATATTCTGCGTTTGATTCCCCAAAATCCGTTCTCATTTGTTTTGAAAATACCATTCTTTTAATATCTCGTTCCCAATTGTCAACCCAGCATACCGTTGGAATGTCATCGTAAGGCGCTCGCTTTATTGCCATCAAGGGAATCCGTTTAGCGCCAGCCTCAAGTGCCTTTAGATTAGATTTTAATCGGTTAAATTTATTGTCCAATAATGGAGCAAGTAATATGTCAGCCTCCAAATAGAAATTCATATATAAATCTACGGGCATTGATTCAAGTATCTTGTGGTTTAATCTTTCTCCAGCAGTAAACCAATCGCCCATCTGCTTCCAATGAAATTCGTTTGCTTTATTCCAACCACAAAGAAGCATCCGTGTTGACTCCTTAAATGATTTAGACTTGGCTAATTCTCTAATCGGATTCTTCAATTGCCTCATATCAGGAAAATGAGTAATACTTCCAGTATGCGCAATGTTAACAAATTCGTTTACATTTCTTACCGCAGTAAATTGGTCACGGTCAAACGGTAAAGCATTTGGCAAAATATAGCAATTAGGATTTATCTTAATTATCTCAAGCCTTAATCGGTTGTGAGTTGTCGTAACTACATCCGCTACTTTAATATAATTCTTAATTACTTGAGTGACTCCTAAAGACCGATAAGTTGGCGCAGATAAATGCTGGCTAAATAACTCCCAATAGTCATCAATATCGACAACCAATTTAAAGCCTAACTTAGCCTTCCATTTTAATAAATCGGGCAATGGTATTAATTCGCAAAAACGATTGACTACAACCACGTTTATCGCCTTCTCAATAAGCATCTCTTCGGTCATTGTATCCGTGATAATACAATACTCCTTTTTCATTACGGATAATGGCAATGCTAATCGATGGTAAGTGACTCCTGAATGTCTACTTCCGACTGCGCAGATTCTTAGTTTTGACATCGTTTGGTTTTGGTTGGTTGAGTTTTGCAATGTACTTAATACCTTCGTAATGTGCGGATAATCTTTTGAGCATATCAAATACGCAAGAGCCACACCATGAATTAAAGTTAAAATCTTTATTTACATATTTACGATATAAGCTCGCATATTCTTCAAGTACTTCTCGGTCAATATTTTTAGTAAACCCCAAAGCAACTGCCTCAAAGTTTATAATATTAGCTTCTATAAATGCAATCTCTTCTTCGCTCATAGTTTGTTTATCAATCTAAAAATTACCGCTCCTAAAATCCCCGAACTAAATACGATTGCAATCCATTCTTGAAACTGCAAAGGAACGACAATTAAAACAATGGCGCTCCAGGTACTTAGACAAGGAGTACAACTAAACGGCTTAAAATTTAATCCAAATGACTGATATAAATTAGTCATTGTAAAAAACACTGCAAAAGAAACGGCTGCGATTATTGTTATCATTTGTTTGTTTGATAAATTTCATCTTGAACTACACTCCAGTAGGCACGGTCATCTGCCTTTAGTTTTTGCTCAAGCACTAAAGAACAAAAATACAAAGCCAATTCAAAAGCAAATGATTTATTGCCACAAAAATAAAGAGCATTGATTAACAAACTTTTAGCTTTCTCGTCAGGCTTCATCTCTTATTTTCTTTTTAATGTTTGAAATAGTTTTGACTATTGACATATACGGAATACCAGTCTTTCTCGAAATCTCGGTTTGATTAAAATTTAATTCGACATAAGTATCGAGTAACATATCTTCGTACCAGGATAATTCTTTTCGTGCTACCTCCACCCTATTAAATAGCTTTTCTTTGTAATCCTTAGATTCATCCTCAATCTGAACTAACTCTTCTAAGCCATCAATGCTTTCATACTTGGCTCTGAAGTGTCTGAAGAATGGCTGATTCATTCCCGTTGAATAAATCATATTTAGCATACACCTAACCAACCAAAACTTTAAGCCATTACTTCCGTTGTTATTATAAATCGACCAAAATTTGTCTTCGGTTATAGAGCAAAGATTTACGAACATTTCTTGCTTAAGTTCTTCCCTTAAATTTGCTGGGTGCATTTTCATCAAGGCTTGCTTAATCTCCTTTGAATTATAAAGTTCCTCAATGATTTGCGACCTGGTCATTCCTTTGATTTTATGATTATCTCAAAAATAAAATAAACGATAAAAGCCACCTCGATTATTCCAACCGCAATGGCTTTATAAATTAATCCATCCACTTTCCGTGTTTTCTTAAATGCCAAAATCTATGCTTTAAAACTTCAATTATTAATTGGCTTAATGTGTCGGCTTCGTAAAACCCATCTTTTACAATTAATTTCATTATCCTTTATATTTTTCAAGTTCCCGATTTAAATACCAAACCGCTTTACTCAAATCTTTCTTTTTAAATCCTTTTTTGTCTGCTCGCAGTATGTACTTAATTGAATTGCCAAGATTAAAATTAAGGTCGAAAGCATCTATTATGTCAATAACCTCAATGCCATTACCCTGATAATGCTCAGGATGATTGACCTCTTCTTTGATAACTCCCTGATAACTAATTTTATGTACCATTTGCAAAGTTTACATTATAATCCGTGCTTTTCCAAATAATCCTTTATTTTTTTTGTTTGTCGGTATGCTGGATATGAAGAACCGTTTTGAAATTTAATTCTATTTAAGTTTATTTCAAGGCTAAAATTTAAATCCTGATAGGTTGCGCAGTCGATAACTACTTGAATGGTAGGTCGTTGTATTCTCATTGTAATCCATTTGATTGCATTTAGATGGTTATCCTTCAAATCTCATCCAATCTAAATCTTCGAATTAAACTCTCGCAATCTTCAATCGACCTTACAATCGCATAATAATACCCGTGATTAATGGCTATCTGCTCAAATGCTTTTTGATTTGGTTGCTGAGTTCCCTTGTCAATCTTGACTTCTACAAACAATCCTTTCCATCGCTTATTTGAAACCATCCAAAACATATCAGCCACTCCAGCCTTTGCTCCTTCCATCTTTAATTTGATTGCAACCAGTCTATGCCTTGCGCCTCCATTGGGTATCGCATAATAGTAAAAGTCTTGTGTCCACTCTAACCACTTGCAAATTGCCACCTGGA